AAAATCTATTGGAGCCCCCTTATATACAATGGTTTCTGAAAGCATTCTAAAGGTTGGATTAATAAACTCATCCTCTTTTGGTGTAAGGTCTTCTGCACTTACATCTGGGTAATAGGTTGCATAGTTAGGAGTTGAACTATCAAATAACCCAAAATTTTGGGTGTTTACATTTTCACTACCAATCATTTCTTCAGCAAACTTTTTAAGGTCTACTATATTTGGCTTATGTGCATTCATTAAACTATGGGCAGACCCAAGCCTAATCTCACCCGTTCTATTTTCTTTGTTAAACTTCATGGTTATTTGGATTTTGTGTCCGTATCTTTTCTTTTTGGTTGGGGATTATTCTTATCCCTATTTTTCCTATCAGATTTATCTTTATCCTTTTCCCTGTCTTCCTTTTTACCAGCTGCATCGTTGGTAGCACCAGGTTCTGGTGGTTCAATTACTTTATAGGGTTTCTTATACATCATGTCATCGGCATATTGTTCTGAAGATATGATGCGGTCTACCCAAAGAGCATGAAGTACCCTTTGTTTAATTTCTTTACCCTGCCATAATTTAAGGTCATCTGTAATGGTAGACTTATTAAATTCTACCTTTAATCCTTTAAAATCATAGCCAGCTAATACCAACTCCATATTATATACCCTTTCCAAAGCTTGTGCTAATATGGATTGAACATTCATAAGTTGTGATAACATCTTAGTAAATATAATACCAAGTTGTCCTTCTCCACCCTTTTGATCTAGACCTAAAAATGACCCTGGGGATTTTAAAGCATTAGCTAATTGGTTTTGGTTGAGGTCAAATACATCATTAACATTGCTAAGGTTTTTAGTGGTGGATTTAAAATCGAATTCATGATCCTCTTGATAACCAACTAATACCCCCGTTTTAAACCCCTCTAATATATTAACCTTTGCTTCATCAAGGAATAGATTTAACCTTTCCCCATATTTTGCCTCACTCTCATTAGCTTTTTGTTCGGGTTTATCTAATTTAGCTTGTAAATACCCAAGTAAACCCAATTGATTTAATATGTGGTTTATATTATCCTTCATATCCTTTTGGGTGGATATAGAATTTAAAGCCGATATAAAAGGGGGTATACCGTATGGTGTATCTTCATCCCCCCACAGGCCCGTGTAAGAGTAAGTAGCTTCGTTTAGTTTAATATATTCATTTAATACTCCCCTCCAACCACTAGCTTTCTGGTATGGTTCATATCTACCCCCTGGTTTTAATCCAAAACGTATAGTCTCTGGATTAATCATTGGCAGGGATTCAATTTGAGTAAGTCTTCTATTAGGAACCATTTCATAGGATAAGGCTCCGCCTACCCATATTTGGGCTATCCATTTGTTTACTAAGCCATTTATACCAGATGTTCCATAACCCCATTCCTTAGAACGGACAGTGAGATGTTCCCTCATCTTATCTTGTAAATCTGGGTTTATATCCTGATCAAATTTTATATTATGCCCTGTATTGGTTAGTTGAACAAGGTCGAATAATACAGACCCAAGATCCTCATTTGTTTTATATAATGATCTAACTACTGGTATTAAATCATTTATAGCATCTGGTTTTATAATATTAAATTTGTTAGCATTTGGTAACCATTGACCCTTACTAGCATCATGTGGTTCGGATACCCTACCGGGTGGTATGGATACAATCTTCTTCTTTGCTTCATCAACCGGAGAAGTCTTAGCGACTATCTTTGGTTGTGGTGATGTGTTTGATTTACCAAATAAGTTAAATGCCATATTATCTAGGTGATACTGTTAATGTTTTTTGTTTACCTTTTCTTATGAAATTGGTAATTGCTTTTGCCATAATGGAATCATCCGTATATGTTTCGTCATCCTCATCCCCTTTACCTTTACCTTTACCTAAAGCTACTGGTCTATTGGTTGCATCATATATAAATGTGTAAGCTTCTTGTACAAAGAATGGATCCCTTATAAATAGTTCTTCATTCCTTATATCCTGTTCAAGTTCATCTATTATAACTGATCGGTTCTTACTGGTAGTAAGCCACCCTGGAATATCTTCAACTTGTGCTCTTTTTTGTCCTTTTTTCCTAAGCAACCTTGTGCTATAATATAGATTTGGATAGTGTTTATCTTGAATTAATTTAACAACAGCTAAACCAATATCATTACCCTCGGGTGCTAAAATAGCGTTATTATAACGATAACCATATTCCATCAATAGTTCTGCAAACTTATCTACGGATATTTTTCCTTTGAAACAGACTACTTCTTCCCCATTCCTATCCATTATACTAAAGGCAGAATAATCTTGTGACCTCCCAGTAGCAATATCGGCCCCTATATAATAGTGTACACCTTTTCTTGGTAACTCAAATACTTTTAGCTGCCCGCTATACCTTGTCTCTATTACCTGTTGTTCAAATAATAAATCTTCTATGGCTTTAATATCATCTAGGTCAAATACATTATGACCCGATGTTAAGAAATCCCCATCAATCTCCTGTGCTGTTCTTCTCTTACCAAGTGAATCAGCCATTTGATTATACCATATCATATCCCTTTCAGGATGCATATCCCAACGTAAACGTATAGCATTAAAATTATTACCTCCAGCTACTGCATCAACCCATTGCTTATGATACCAGTTCCCTACCCCATAAGGGGTGCTATTTACTATAGAAGATCCACCTGTGGATAAGGTTGGGAATGCGGCTGCCCAAATCTGGTTAGCCCACCTAACAATTGCTGCTTCATCAATAACCAGTAATGATACAGCCTCTGACCTACCAGCATCTTCAGTGGTTGGTACAGAAGATATTATAGAGCCATTAGAGAACTCCATATCAGTGGCAGTCCCATATTCTCCAGTTCTACCATTAACAATTTTGAGCCTAAGGTGGTCGGGTAGGTTCTTATACATGTACTTAATCTTCCTGAGTACTTTCTTAGCTACCCTATCTTTAATTGAGATAATTACAATAGTTTTGTTTGGGTGGTACATTGCCAACCATAAACTATACATAGAGATTAGTTCTGTAATACCAGCCTGCCTGAATTTAAGTATGATATTAAATCGGTCATTTAAGAAATGCCATAAAACAGTTTTTTGATAGGGGTATAGATTAAAACTGGTTTTACCTTTAATAGGGTGAATTACTTTTATACGCTCAGAAAAAAAGAATGGGTCTTTACTACATTGCTCTAATTCCTTAAATTGCTCAATCGTTAAAGGTTCTATTAGATCATCATACTTAGAGGCCATACATAATTTTTATTGTAATAGTCTGTACCCTATTTTAGCTAACCCCTCTAATCTTATATTGCTGGGTTGGAAAGTAGTATTACCCTCAACCATAAATCTAAACCTACCTAATTTTAAGCTGTAGTCCAATCCTACTTTAGGGGCCCGATGAAATAAATCATAGCCTCCATTGACATAGAGCTGGTTCCAAGTGTTTGGATCTCTTTCAGAATATTGTCTATCCCGTTCTTCTCTATATAAATTGTTGCCGTTCCAGTAATAATTGAATTTATTTGGGAGAAGCGGTGTTTTTTCCTCCTTGATAATTCCCCCCGTTGTAAGGGTTGTAATATTAAACTCATCATGGGTTAGTTTGAAATTGATTAGTTTATTTGATAATGGGTAGTTCTTTATATATTTATCCGAGAGAGCTATTCTGAGGCTATCTTTTAACCCCTTTATATATACCAATATAGAATCTGGTATTTTTTCTACAATCACCTCTTTAGAATCTGGGGTATCATATATATTAATTTGTTTGGGCGGAGTCTTTGTTACCTTTTCTTCTAACCCATTAATCTTATCAAATAAGGTTTGATATTTTTTATTGGTGTATGTTGTATCAGTAGTGTAGTTGTAGATATCACCTACCTTGTTATCCTTATTCCCACATCCCTTTAGTATAAGGATTAAGACTAATACTCCTATTATCACTATATAAAATAAGTCTCTCTTTTGCATAAGGTGTTAGATTATTAGAATGAGTTTCGACCCTTTAAAGGTCAAGGGACAAATTATAATAGTATCCTTGTTAATCCTTTCAATATAGCTATAAAGTACTTGATACCTTGATAACAACAAAACACATGTACTATTATTCAATATAAGCTTAGTGGTTTAAGTTTAAATTTAAAGAAGAGGTAAGAGGATATCACATCGGTATCCTCTTACTGCGTAATACTATTAACTATCAAATCAATATATATAATGGCAAACTCAGACAACACATTAAACCATCTAAAAGTTGGTGAAGAAGTCTTCGATCAATTCGATAGGATTTTCAAACTTCAGAAAGATATTCAGGAAGATACTTATGGTTATAAATTCAAGGATATGTCTTTGGATCAGATAGCCCAATTCTGGTTCATGAATAAACATGCAATGGAAGATGAGGTATCAGAAATGTTTGATGCTCTTGGGGGTATCAATGATGGTATAGGTAATGCAGCTTGGAAACCTTGGAAGCAAAAGAATGCACTAGCTAGAGAATTATCAATA